AGCCTGAAGGTGTTTGAAGTTGACTTTCATGTATGCAAACTCTTCATTGTTTTGAAATCCCCAGACATCCTTAGACTTCATGACAGAGTAGGCTACCAGGGAATCTTTACACTTTTCATCAAGGATATTGTAAACTCTCTGAATTTTTGGGGCAGTAATATTCCCGGGAAGTTTGATAAAAAAATACGGAGTAAACGCAGTTGTAAGACAGACAGACTTCCCCTCCTCGGTCTTACCAAAGATACTGATCAAGTGCTCATCATCTGTATCTCTGGATTCCCAAGTGAGTGCTTGGAAGGCTACCATAATTCTCGTTGTGTAGTCATCGCCCGAAAATTTTAATATACTTTATTAGTAAAAATGTCAGCCGCTTTGATTGACCTTGTATCTAAAGGTGCCCAGGATGCGTACATTACTGGTCAACCACAGGTCAGTTTTTTCCGTCAAAACTACAAGCGACACACAAATTTTGCGATGCGTCCAGAACGCGTGGATTACATCGGCACTTTCGGTGCCTCCAATGAAATTGTCGTCCCACTCCGCTCCAAGGGTGACCTCTTGAGCTATGTCTGGATTGAAGCTGAAGGTATTGCTTTGCCAGGTGGTAACAACGCTATGTTTGACACTTCCGCGTCCCAGCCAACCACTTTCCAACTCTGGATTGGTGGACAAAAGGTGTGCGAACTTGACTCCCTCTTCGTTCAGGGTATTCACAATGTGTTGTACAACGACAACTCTGCCAAGGCTACTATGAGACACACCATTGAAACTGCCCAAAACAACTCAAATGGTGACCACTATGTGATCCCATTCTTCTTCGGCGAAGACTGGACCAAGAGCCTTCCATTGGTGGCTCTCCAATACCATGAAGTGGAATTGCGTATTAAGATCCAAGATCAATACACCGCGGCGGGTACTCCAAAAATCTACGCCAACTACATCTACTTGGACACAGATGAACGCAAGTTCTTCACAGACAACGAACATGAGTTGTTGATTAACCAAGTTCAATATCAACCAGGTACACAAGCCGATACCGAGTTTGATCTTACCTACTTTAACCACCCAGTGAAGGCGCTTCACCTGGTTGCGGGTAACATTAACGATGCGGATTGGGAAACCAATTACACTTTTGGTACTGGCTCGTTGTACATCAACGGCACCGCTCTCTTTGAGAACATGTCTAATGTCTATCACCACGATGTTGTTCCAGAAATGCACTGCTCCGCCCTTGGTGTTGACAGTCTTGTTCAAGACAGTGTGTACACCTGGCCATTCTGCCTCAACTTGGACAAGTCACAACCAAGTGGCTCCCTTAACTTTTCCCGTATTGACAACGCCAAGTTGTTGCTTAATGGTGTGACTACCGCTGATTCAACTGCCTCGGCTCGTGTCTATGCGGTCAACTATAACATTTTACGCGTTAAGAATGGTATGGCTGGTGTTGCGTTCGGGAACTAAAAGCCTGAACGATTTATAATCAAGAAACATATTATCCATTCTTCTTCAGATGAACTTACACATGTGATGAGGAAAATTGAAAAATACACACAGGCATGACCGCCTCATCGCCGAGAAGAAAACTATGGCTGTGATGTCTATGTATTTTGATCCTCCTTGTTCACTTCTATCGGTGGTGCCTCGAGTATCTCCACTTGGTACACGTTGTTATTGGATGGGTAAATCGCAGCCAAACGACACGTATTCACTGTCATGACTGGAACTTTTCGTTCAACAATGATGACTGGTGGGCATACTAAAACTAACGACATATATATATGATTGTTATTTAAAAATATCAATGATATGTAAGTTAGGATGGACCTTGTCCCAATTAAACTTATCAAGAACCGCAATGTTCGCAACACCCTTTTGAGAGTCAAAGGTGAGAATGCCGAAATTGACACATCTGACTACATTGAGCGTAAAATGAATACAAACCTCGCGGCGAGATATCTCATGGCTATTGAAGATGCCTCGGAAATGGCTAAGCAACTCATCCAGAGACCTGGCGTCTTTGAACAAATTGCGAAAGACATCAAGAAGGAAGCTGACTATGATTTCAAGTTTAAGTGTCGCAGAACATCCAATATGACTAAACCTGCAAAAAATCGTAAGGGTACCGAGTATCTTCATATCTCACACACCTATGAGAGTGGTGATGGTCACTACGCACTCGCAAAAGTGAATCACAACAAGAAGGAAATCACGTTGTTCAATTCAATGGGTGCGGGTCAGTCAGATTTCAGGAATGAACTTCGTACAGTCTACGGAAATACCTACACATTAAGAAACAAAAACTCTTCCTTCCAACCAACGGGTGGATTTGTGACCACGAACACAGAAAATTACAAACAACTTCTTAACAACGTAAGTGTTAATATTCGGAACAAGAAAGTTCTTGAAAGGTCTTTTGAGATTTCACAATATGACGAGTTGTCACAACATCACTTTTGCTACATTGAAGCTTTTATTGCTATGATGCACGATACATTGGGAACACCCATCGGTCCAAAGGATCCAAGAGATCGCCTTGAATTTGTGAAGAAGGTTGTGTGGGGACTTCTACATAAATATACTCCACCATCAAATAGAACTTCACTCAAATGGAAATACTTTGTGACGAACTTTCGATACTTTCTTAGAATTACGAATACAAATGGTCGAAGATTTAGATTGAATCATGTGGCTCAAGTTCCTAAAGATGTTGAAAAAGTTAAAAGAACTGTGATGAAACTTAAAGTCCCAAATGGTATCAACAGCTCGTGGTCCCTCACACAAATTATGAATTGGGCAGGAAGTAAAGTATAATTTAAAGAATTACATTCTTTCATTTATAATGGATGTAATATCATTATTTCCTACACCAATTGGTATTACTGGATTAAAAAGAGAACTGACTGAAGAAGAAATAAAAATTATAGAAGATCTAAAAAAAGATAGACATACAAATACGGGTGGAGGTAACTTTATTACAAACAATAACAGAGTACTTAATATTCCAGAACTCAATGATTTGAAAATTATGATAACCAAATCAATAAATGAATACTTTACTAATGTTTTCAAACCGGCTACAAACATGGAATTGTATATTACACAGTCATGGATTACTATAACTCCTAATGGATGTGGTCATAGAGTGCATTCACATGGAAATAGTTTATTATCATGTGTTTTTTACATAGATATAGATGATGGAGATGCGATTCAATTTAATAAAGACATTGGTCATTTAGGAAATGTACATATATACCCAAGAGATGACGATCCACCAATCACTTCAGGAAGTGTACAACTTAACGTGGCGAAAAATTGTATGGTTATCTTTCCGTCCACACTTGAACATTCTGTGCCACAAAGACCTAATCATTCAAAAGGTGTGCGAATAAGTTTGTCGTGCAATACATGGTTTAAAGGGGAACTTGGGAGTGTTAAGAATTTGACACATCTGGAATGTTTATAAAATCTAAACATACTATAAATGGTTCTTCCATTCATTCTTCTCGGAGGTCTCGCAGCCGCCACAGCGTACACATTTCTGGGTGCAAACCTCGTGAGTGCCACCCAGGCCAAGAAGATGATACGGTCGGGGAAGATAAAGAAAGTTATTGATGTTCGCACGATGACAGAATACAGAGCTGGCCACTATCGGGGTGCTCTCCACATTCCAGTGAATAAGATTAACAAGAAGACTACAGCGGAACTTCCAAAGAAGGGACTACTCGTCTACTGCAACACCGGGCAACGGGCCAGATTTGCAGCAGAGAAACTTATTGAATTAGGTTTTAAAGATGTGTATTACATTGCTGGTCACTACTCAAGTCTCAATTGAGACCCTCAATAACTTCCTTCGTCTTTTCATACATTCGCTTCGCATAGAACTTCTCATCCTTGAGTTGTTCCCAAATCGTCAATCGATACTCCAAGAAATCTAAGAATCTCTCGGGGTCTCGTTTGGACTTGTAACGAACCTTTTCACCTTTCATAGCCTCATTCATGGCGGCAATCTTGGCTTCAAACATGCGTTTTTGCATGGCATCTGGACTCTCACGAGACGTGATTTCTTCCTTTTTGAGCGCCATTTGTAATACAGTTGCGCGACATCT